ACCCGTACTCGTGCGAGAGGAGGTCGAAGGTGACGGCGAACGCGCCTGCGAGACTGCTGCTGCCATCTGCTCCGGAGTCGGGGTCTCCTCCGGCGGCTCCTTGTCCTGCCCCGTCGCCCGGAACAGCTTGAACATCCTCTCCAGCTTTTTTCCCAGGGCCTGCAGCTCCGGCGCCTCCCGGGTGACGATCGCCTCCATCAGGTCCAGCGTGTCGTCCAGTTCCGGGTTGAACAGGTCGGTGTTGAACGCCTCCCACAAGGCCTGGTTGGCCTCGGTCTCGGCCTTGGTCAGCTGGCTGGCGGGCTTGTCCACCACCCCGGCCGGCTTGCACATGGACTGCAGGAACGCGATGGCCTCGGACTCGGCGTCCGGGATGGACATCACCACCAGCATCAGCAGCTTGGAGGCAAACTCGCTGGCCCCGTCGCCAAAATCCAGGTTGGCCTGCATCATGGCCGGGCCGGCCCCGTGGGTCAGGACACGCAGCAGCCGGAAAAACTGGCGGGTGCGGAGCCGGACCACCTCAACGATGGTCCCGGTGGACAGCGTGCACAGGACCGGCTCCGGGTCCAGGCGGTCGAGCTCAGTGTCATCCGGCATGGACGGCCTTCCAGAGGCTCAGGGGGAGCGCCGGGTTACGCTCGCGGTTGCTTATCGGCTCAGGCGTGCCCGGCGTCGGGCGTATTGTCCAGGTCCGGGTCCTGCTGCTGGCGCTCGACGTTCTCCCCGCCGGTGACCCCGCCGCCGGCCTGCTCCGGCTGGTCAGCGGGATTGATGGGGACCGCGGTGCGCAGCCGCTCGGGCAGCTTCTCCTGCTGGTCTTTCTTCCTGCCCGTGGCCACGGCTCAGACCACCGGCCCGCCGCCAGCGCCGAACGGCTCGGCCACGAACGCGCCGGTCTCGGTGCCCGGCAGCGAGACCAGGCGGCCGATGGCCATGCCATTGGAGCCGGACGTGCCCCCGTACGCCGCCGGGAGCGCGGTCCCGATCTCGTTGACCGTGCTGAACAGCGCGCGCCCGGCGATCGAGCAGGACAGCCCGGTCTTGTAGGAGGGGCCGGTGAAGTTGAACGGCTGGAACTGCACCCGGTACATGATGAAGTCCAGCGTCCGGATCTGCCCGCCCGCATCCTTGGACGGCACCCGGATCGCCAGCGGCTGGGTCACCTGGTTCATCGAGGCCAGGGTCCACAGCGGGATGGCGTAGTAGTCCGCGCCCGCGGCGCCGGAGCTGGTGACCGAGGTCCCGGTGATCAGGGCGATGGTGGAGAAAGGAATGAATCCTTCCTCAATGGTCACGTTGGCGAAGTTGATCCAGAAGTGCTCACTGAGCACCACGTCGTCGCCGGTGTTCTCGAAGTTGCCCTGGTCAGTGGAGATGGTGCCGTTGCGGACACCGTAGACCGTGGCCCCTTCCGCGCCGGTGCTCCCGTTCAGGATGGCGGCGTGGCTAAGGGAGAAGCCCTCGAACGGCGTGCCGGCGAAGGTGTTGCTTGCTGCTGGCGGCATGGCTGGGGGTGCCCTCCTGATTAGCCTCCGGTCCTGCTGGACTAATCGGCCGGGCTCACCAGAACGGGTAGCGGCTGCTGCAATCGACCGGTGCGTACGTCGCCTTCACGTCCCCCAGGAACTCCGCCGTCAGCTTCCGGCTCTGCGCGCTGGGCGGGCTGCTGGTGTTCTCGGACGCCAGGGTGAACAGGGTGCCCCACAGCTGCTTCTGCTGAGCCCGGGTCACGTTGCCCGCCGCGCAGTTGCCCACGTTGCTGTCGTGCAGGCGGATGTAGAGGAAGCAGGCGAACCCGGCGACCAGGAGGCTCGCGGCAGTCACGGCAGCAAGCCAGCCCACCAGCTTCCGGGTGCGCCTGCGGTACCCGGTGATCCCGTCAACGGTCCGCTGCAGGCTGTGCGCGGCGTCCTCCGGCATCTTTCACACCCTCGTCTGCTCGATCGCGCGCAGCAGCAGCGAGGCCGCCACCTGATCCGCGCGAGTCACGTCGGCCGGCACCCAGCGGCCTTCCACCATGTCGCGGAGCTGGGTCTCCAGGTCGGCCATCTCGCCGGAACTGAGCGGCGGGCCGCCATCGCTGGCGGCCCGGAACTTCTCCAGCAAGGCGTCCAGGTCTTCCCAGCCGGCGTGCGGGCTGTGCAGGATCTTGCTCACGTCGAACGCCACATTCCGCCAGAACACCTCCATCTTGGATTCCAGGAGAGAGGTGCGGGAGTCGATGGCGGACTCCTGCGCGGTGAGCCCGCGGACCTCGGAGCGCAGCGCGGTCACCGACGCGGTGGCCGCCTGCGCCTCCCGCAGTGCCGCGTCAGCGACCCCTTTCAGGGCCTCCTCCCCGCGCACCGCCTCCCGCAGGTCGTCCCGGGAGTTGCGGGCCCTGGTGTAGAGGACGGCAAACATCGTGCCGATGCCCGCGAGCACCCCGCCGGCCACCGTCAGCCCCGTAACGAAGGCACCGCCCACCGCTCAGACGTATTCCATGTCGGCCAGCAGCTTGGTCAGCGCCATGCCCTCGATCGACGTCCCGTTGGCGGTCAGCCAGTCCTGGGTGACCACGGCCCAGCATTCTTCCACGGTGTGGGTGAGCCAGCCGGCGGTGGCCTCGGTCATCGCCCCCCAGGTCACGTAGTTCAGGAACCCGGCTTTCTGCTTGACCGGATCGCGCTTCTGCAGCACCACGCAGTGGCCGCCGACGTAGGGCTCACCGGGGTGGTAGGTCCAGGGCTTGCCTTCGCTGAACTGCTCCTCGATGGCCTGCTGGACGTTGAACCCGGTGTAGACGGTGCCGAACACATCCAGCACCTGGCCGAGCAGCATCTCATCGACCGGGTTGCCGAACGCGGCGAACCCGGCCACCTTGTGCATCTTGCCGGTGGCGTCGGCGATGCCGTGCTTCTTGGCGTAGGCCAGCACGTCCTGCATCTGGCAGCCCTGGTCGGTCGGGTTGTCCCCGGGCGGCCCGGCATTGGGGTCATAGCCGCCGACCGCGGAGTAGGCCCTGAGAATCTCGGCATCGGCGATCTGCAGCTCGGTGCCGGCGGCGTAGGCGGTCCAGGCGTTGAACATGTGGCCCAGGCCCGCGATGGTGCAGCAGCCCAGGGTGTCGTTGCAGAACATGGGCCAGCTGGGCACCTTGGTGGCCCGGTCGACTTCCGCGGTCAGCGCCACCGGCGGCAGGCCGGCGCGGGACAGGGAAGTACGGGGGTCCAGGTAGCGCTCGAGGGTGAGGTGGGGACGGGACCGGTCGAAGGGCTGCCGTCCGTATTTCCCGGCTTGGCGGGGCATCGGGGCCTCCAGACACGACGAAAGGGGCGGGACCTCGGAGGTCCCGCCCCTTTATCGGCCTGACGGCCGGTGTCTCTTGCGGCCTCTAGCAGCGGCCAGCGTACGCGCCGGTGCGGTACGTGGTCCACGCGCCCAGGCCCTGCGAGGCTTCGATCGAGACCGAGGCGGCCGCGCTGGCAGAGGGATTCAGCGCGGCCGGGTCAGCGTGGTCCTGCCACAGCCCGAAGTCGTCAGTCGGGCTGACCGCGCCCGGGTTGCCGCCGGATTCGGCCATGGCGATGCCGGCCATGGTCACCGCCAGCCCGGCAGATCCCCCTGCCTGCTCCCAGAGCCCCTCCAGCGCCCCGCAGCTGTAGATGCCGCCCGTAGCGGTCACCGCGTCGCTGTGCGCCGCAGGAGCGGCCTCCGGGGCCGCTGCGGGGGCAGCGGGAGCGGCCGGGGCCGCGTGCTGGACGGGTACCGGGGCCTCGCACGTGGGCCGGATGCTCTCCCCGGGGGTGATCAGGTCGGGGTCGGCGATGTGGTTGCCCGCGGCCAGCTGCGGGTACCGGGCCGGGTCCCCGCACATGGAACCGGCGATACCGGACAAGGTATCGCCGGAGCGCACGATGACGATGGCACCCGTGGAGGCCTTGCGGATCTTGGTGACCAGCGGCCGGGACGCGGCCACCATGTCGACCTGGCCGCGCTCAGCCGGGCGGTGCCGGGGCCGGGCGGGAACGTGGTGAGCGGTGAGGCCGTGCCAGCTGAGCGCGGCGGCCGCGGTGGCGGTGAGGCCCACTGCTGACGTAGCGGACACGGTGCGGACCACCCGGGACGGGCGGGCGTGACGAGCGTTAGGCATGGATTCTCCTGGCCGTCACGGGGCCGTGCGCCGCCCCGCGTCTCCCGGCGGGGCGCCCCGGGTCAGGGGGGCGTGGCGGCCAGCTCCGTGCGGCATGCTGGTGCGGTATGCGGGACGGTAGCAGCCCGCGGGCCCGGATCGCGGGGTTTTCAGGAATCCCGCCCGGCCAGCAGGGCCTGCAGCTTGCCGGACAGGTCGGCCGGCTTGACGTACCCGGGCCAGCGCCGGTCGTCGAACAGGTGCACGCCGGCGAACAGCTCGCCGGCGTCGATCACCTGGCTGCAGTCCATGTGCCGGGTGCTGTCGATGTATTCGCGCAGCCCGGGCACCGGCAGATGCGCCATGTGGGCGATGATCGCGGCGTAGTCCAGGAAGGAGTAGCCGATCTTCTCATCCACCACGTGCTGCGCCCAGGCCACCAGCTTCAGCCGCTGGGCATCGGTCAGCTCGATCAGCCCCGACGACCACAAGCTGCCGGGCAGCTCGGCCGGGCGGCAGGGCAGCGCCACCTTGCGGGCCCCGCCCGGGTAGGCGCCGATCGTGTAGCCGAACGGGCCCGCGGCGTCGGGCTCGCCAACGTAGAACTCGGCGTGGTCATAGAACCCGAACCGGTCCCCGGCCAGCCACTGGCCGATGGAGATCCCCAGGCCGACCGGCCCGGAAATGGGCACGCAGCAGAAGTCGCCGGCGCGCGGCTCGGCAATGGCAATCGGGGCGGGCCAGGAGGCTCCGGGCATGGCCTGGCTAATCGGATGCGTGGCCGCGGTGCACGCCGATCAGCCATTCCACCCCCGCCACCCAGCCGGTGATGTCGCGGGATTTCTCGCCGGTCTCGGGGAAGAAGCGGTGCGTCAGATGACGCTCCAGCCGCTTGGACCGGCCCAGGATCACGCTGCCCGGCGCATGCGGGGCCCCGAGCCAGATGATCCACCACAACGGCGGCCTGCCCGGCCCGCCCGGCTCCCGGTGAATCCCCGGCGGGGTGACCCGCATGCCGCCCATCAGGCCGGGCCGGAGGCGAACCTCACCGCCGGGGCCGGCTGCGCGGACTGGGCCGCCCGCGCGGCCAGGGACTTGATGACCGCGGCGTACTCTTCGGCACTGCGCCGGTACTTCTCCCCGCGGAACGTCCGCTTGCCGTGCGGGTAGCCCCGCGGCACCCTGACCCATTCCGGCGGGTAAAGCATCCGCCGGTCGGCGAAAGCGTCCAGGTAACCACCGCGCATGGTGGTCACCACCAGCACCACCCCGCAGCCGCCCATGCACAGGTCTTCGACCCGGTAGCAGCCTTCCAGCGCCGGCCGGACGTTGATCCGGTTAGCCAGCCGGGCCGGCGGCAGGTGGTCAATGGCGAACCGGTGATGGCCGGCCCGGCAGTCAACCTCCTCTTCCGGGACCACGTTCAGGAGTTCCAGCAGCTCGCGCTCCGGCGTCATGACCGCGCGGAGCCGCGGGGCGTTTCGCGGCATCCTCCCCACCTCCGCGGCAGAGCCTAGCCCGCGCTTTCATCTTCTGTGAGCGTGCCGATCAGATTCCCGGCCAGATCAAACCGGTGCAGCACCTGGCGTACCGGGCGCCCCGCCTTGCGCGCCCGGTACTTGCAGTCCGGGCAGGCCAGCTCGATCAGGTTGTCCGGGTGCACGAAGCTGGGCTGGCCGCCGGACAGGTACAGCTTGGTCAGCAGCCGGCCCGGCTTGCACTGCCCGCCGCGCCACTGGCTGACCGGGCAGCGCACCTCGACTGCGGCGAGCCCGTCGGCGCCCATGTCCTGGCAAATCGTCATCGGGTCCGCGCCGCCTTGAAGATCCGGACGCTGTGCAGCGGGATGTACCGCCGGTCGTCCCGCTGGGCGTAGCTGCCGCTGTCGGACAGCTCCAGCACGTCATCCCGGATCAGGTAGCCCTCGCAGCGGTAGGTCTCCTGCCTGCTGTCCATCCAGGTGACGGTCACCTCGAAGGTCTTCACCCGCGCCGCCAGCCGGCCGGGGTGAGCTGGGGCAGCCCGTCAGCCTGCTCGGGCTCGCGCCTGCAGGCCATCGCCTTGTCGTAAATCTGGGCGCCGATGCCGCGGCTGGTCACGCTGTCCCGGACCCGGCGGAACAGGGCCTCGATCACCACCTGCCAGTCGCACATCTTGGGGATGATGTCCGCGGCCAGCCCGCCTTTGCGCCGGGCCTCATCCCGGTGGGTGTAGATGTGCCAGATGGTGTTTTTCATGTGCTCCACGCTCACCCGGGCGTCGTGGGCCCCCCAGCTGCAGGACTCGAACGTGGGCGCCAGCGTGTAGTCCAGCGGGTAGGCGTAGTCGGCGTTCATCCACTGGGTGTGGCCGCCGAAGTTGGTGGCCGCCACCACCCCGCCGGTGGTCATCATCTCCAGGGCCGGCAGGTTTTTGCCCTCCCCCCGGGACGGGGCCAGCAGGCAGTGCCCGGCCGCGTAGAACTCATCCAGGTCAGCCTTGGACAGGGACTCGATGAACACCCGGATGCGCTGGCCCTCGAACGGCTCGTTCAGCTCGGGGAACAGCAGGCCCGGCGCGCTGGTGTGCAGGGCCAGGCTCGCCCCGGCGAACGCCTGGCCTTTCTCGTGCTTCAGCTGGGTGAACGCCTCGATCGCCGTCCACGGGCATTTCCGGTTGTTGAGCGCCCCGTGCATGATGAAGCCGAACCGGTCCCCGTGCCAGTCCCGCTCCGTCTTCTTCCAGGCCCGGCTCGGGTACCCGCCCTGCAGCACGCTGGCCGCCACCGCTTTCGGGGTGTACGGCTCGAGCGCCTCCAGGCTGATCTGGTCGTAGCCGAGCAGCAGGTCAAACCAGCGCAGGCTCTGCGGCAGCTTGCTGCGGCCTTTGCAGTGCGGGTACAGGCCGGTCCGCGGGGCCGGGGTGCAGTCCGGGCAGTCTTCGCGCCCGGGGATGAGCGGGTTAGCCGCCTTGTGCACCGCGCACGGCTTTTTCAGCGGCACCGGCGGGGTGGTGAACTCCCACATCGTCCAGGCCACCGCCACCCGGGACATGCCGCGGGCCTCGCGGGTGATCGACAGGTGCTCGGGGTCCCAGTGGTTGATGAGCAGGTCGAACGGGCCTTCCAGCTCCCGGCTGAACAGCGGCAGCAGGTCCCGCGGGATGGGCACGTCCAGCCACACCGGCTGGGGATAGACCTCGCAGCCCCACTCGTGCAGCGCCCGGACCAGCGCGAAGCCGTCGTTGCCGTACCCGCTGTAGTGGCTGAACGGGCTTTTCACCAGCACTTTCAGCGGCGCGCCAGACGGCATCGATCCTCCCGGGATTCACGTGGTGCCTTACAGACGGGCGAATCGGCCAGCTATGACGTCACTTCAGCCCGCCACATCACGCCAGCCCGAGCAGCCCACCCCGTAGTAAGCGGTCCCGCGCAGCAAGTTGTCACCGTCCGGGATGGGGGTGAACACGATGTCAGTCAGCAGCTGGCAGCCGATCGTGCACAGGTCACCCCAGAAGATCGCGTCGGCGTCTTTGCGCTGCAGCACCGCGTGCACCGCGGCGAACGCGGCCAGCCCGCGGTTGGCGGTGAGCGAGGAGGATTCGGTGCTGTTCTTGCCGGCGTCCCGGGCCGGGTCCACCCAGACGTCGACCCGCAGCCGCCGGAACCGCATCCCGGCCAGCGGCTCCGGAGCCGCCCAGCCCCCGAAATCCGAGCAGACCAGCGCAGCCGAGCTGGAGCCTTCCATCACTTTCAGCACGCCCAGGCTGTT